AAGCGTTTGACATTGGATCTGCCTTCGGGCGAATTCGCGAATAACGTGTTCGCGAACGTGCGGCAGAACTTGTTGATGTCGGGGCTGACAGGCGTCAGGAGGCCAAGTCGAAAACAACGCTCGACTGCATGCTCGTAGATCTCTTCGCGCCAGGCAATTCACTCATGTAGTCCCCAGTTGCTTGCCCTTACGGCCATCACAGCAGGAACAATGAGTGGTCGAGCGAACCTGTCAGAAAAAGAAAACCCTATGAAAACTTGGTTGCATCAAAATATCTTCTGGCTACGGCGGGAGAGGAAAAACCCATGGCCGCTCTTGTTCTTGCAGCTAAATCCAGTTTTTTTGGAAGTGCAGGTTATGTCCCCGAAATCGGCTGAAACGCCATATGGTGCGATGTCTGTGTAGTCCACTCTTTGGGGACCGCCGGGCCATGTATCACAGGACATCTTGGCGGCACCTGATCCGTTGAGTTCGAAGTCGTGACCCCAGACCCCTTTGCATGACGCCGGCTTTGGTTGGGCAGGGGCGCCATTTCTTTCGACGATCGTACACCCAATGCCGCCCCCTCCGCCTACATGACCATTGCAATAAATATTGCCGGATGGCGTCATGAAGCCAAAGCCATCAGCCAGCGATGCAGTCGGCAACATCAGCATGCATACAAGAACCATCCGCTTCATAGGTTGGTCTCCTTAATATCTCAGTTCAACAGTTGGATCACAATTCCAGTGGGTCGATATCTGCGTAGCATAAAGCGAGTTTGAATTGTGTTGCAACCATGGCTGTCCAACTTGGTTAAGTGAGAAAATTCCAATTCAAGATTGCGAACATTTTTCGGGTTTTTCAACGACTTCAGAGTCGCATTCCGGGTGCCGGAACCAGCTAAAATAAGCTTTGCTGCTCGTCGTCAATCGACCCATGATGTCGGGCTTTTTCGCGCCATGCGGTGCGCTCGTGCAGTCCGGAAATCCTCGCCGCCTCGCGCACGCTGAGTCCGTCCTCAAGCGCCTTGCGAAGACGTCGTCTGGCCGTCTTTAGGACCGAAGCTTCGCCCAACGGAAGCACTTCGCCAGTGACGCCCTTCTTGCGGTCATCAGCGTCGACGATTGCTAAGCCCTTACAGATCCTGTCTGCCACTTCGAATCCTACGCATTCCGTAAGCCAATGATCTGGCTCCGCCTGTGGCGGAATTGCGATCCGCGTCCCGCCGCGTGCATGGGCGATCTGCAGTGCAGCGGTTGATCCGGCGATGTCCGCGATCTGTCCGAGTAGTCCTGGCAATGAGGAACGGGTCATTTGCAGGCTACGCCTCCGGCTCGTCTGTGGTCGTAACTTGCGCGGCCCGGATCAACACTCCCATCTTGTTCATGGCCGAGATCCATGTGTCGTGTCTCATCTCCGAGCTCTTCTCGTAGCGCTGGTCGCATAACCAGCTATCGAGGCTTTGTAAGGGAGAAACCTGTGCAAGTCCGATCAGCCGCTGATGTTGCGCGCGGGCAATCCGGTAGCCATTGGCTTGGGTCCACACGGGTAGATACCGGCTCTTCGACCAATCGACACCACCGTCGCGCGCGGTCCATATTTTGAGCGCTTCGATGGCGCTGGCTGCGTCATCGCTGTAGCGAAGAAATTGCGTGTGATCGAGCCCGGTCTGACGTTTGACGAAGGCCAGCAGCGCCGCATCATCCTTGTTGCGAATGAGACCGAGATTGTAGGCTGCGATCCACAAAGCCTGCAGCTTGGGCGCATACTTGCCTTCAAGCCGTTTCCGGGAGCCATTGGATTTTGCTCGGAAGCCCAAACGGTGCAACTCCCCAATAACGGATTGGTGCTGAGCGGGTGTCATGGCGCGAAGGCTTCGTTCGCCCGCCATGCGCTCATAGAGATCGCGGGCGTCTTCCTCCGCTATACCTAGCTGTTTCAGGCCTACGTGTATGGTCGCGAGCGCTGTCACAATCGTGTCTCCAGCTTCAACGGTTCATCATGGGATCAGGCTTTTGCCAGGTCGATGGTGACCGCCGACCAGGGATCGGTGATCCGCTTGCGCTCGTAAAACCGGACATATTCCTTGGAGCCGGTCACCCGCATCGCATCCCGGATAGCTTCCATGGCGCGAAGCCAGCGCTCGTCGTCGATCTGCAACCTGAGCAGTATGAAGATCTCCGACCGGTTGATCTGACCTTCCTTGTCGGTGTTGAAGGCGCGGGTCACGATCGCGCGGATCTCCGGCCGGCTGTCGGCCGACCACTCGTTCAGACATTCATCGATCAGGGTCTTGGCGACCTGCAGCTGCGGACCGAAATCGACGAAGTCCGCGACAGAGACGGAGACTTTCATCAGCCCGTCGAAGGTCTGGTAGGTGCGGTTGCCCTTCTTGCCGCCCTTCTTGGTGTTGTAGTCCTGTTCGAGAAGGGCATCGAACTCGCCGAGGTCCGTCATGGTGTGACCACGGAACCGGGCAATCTGCGCCGAGAGATCGCGGGCAAAGCCCATGATCTTGCGCACTGTCTCGTCTTCGAGCTTGTCAGCCGCTTTGACCATTTCGAGCGGAACAAGCGCGCCCTTGGCGTCGGCCATGTAAGGCTTGCCGTTGACGTTGGTGATGCCCTCGTCTGGGCGCTCTTCCAGAATGACTGCGGTGTTCATGGTCGTGTCCTTTGTTTCGGGGAGACGTGAGTGCAGACGGCGATCGCCGCCCGTTCGAATTTCTGCCGGGCGAGGTTCTCGCCCGCACTATGGCGTTCCTGTTCGAGCTGCCACCGGGCCTTAAGCAGCAGTTCGAGTGCCTCATTGAGAACCTTGTCGTCGCCGGCGAGAACGGTTTCCGCCACGCGGACCAGCTCCTTCTTGCGAGCTGGCTCCGGCCGCTCGATCGGTTCCGAAAGCATCATCGTGGCGATGCGCCGGTTGGCGTCATCAAGCTGTTGGTCGATGATCAGCACCGCAGCCGCGAGTTCGCGGATCTGGTTGACGGGCAGATCGATCGCTGCCCGCCTGTTGTTGACCAGCAGCTGCGCGAACTCGACCACGTTGATCGGGTCGGGTGCATTCGCTGCTGTCTTGCGGACGGCACTCATGCGGCGGTGCCTCCGTCAGACGGCTGCCTGGAGAAAGGTCGCCTTGCGGCCGGGAACGCTACAACGTTGCCGGCATCGGCAATCATGGCTTCCCGCCGCGCGGCTTCATTCCACTCGTGGCGCAACAAGATGTTTTCCTGCGACAGTGCCACCGACACGAGTTCCTCAAAGCGGTCGACAAGTCCGATGATCTCGTCGGATGAGAACATCTTGCCGCCGTGGACATGAGGCTTGAACGCATCGCGCATTGCCTTCAGGTGGTCGGATAGAAACTCAGTCATGAGCGTTTCCCCTTCTTGAAATCCGCGTAGACAACCGGGCTATCCTTGGCGGCATCGAGAACACCGTCCTGCATGACCTCCAGGCACAGATCGCCGAGAACGCCACCAATGGCCTGGTCCTGTTCGCTGGCGCGATAGACGCCAAGCTCGGTTTCGATGAGGGCGATCTTGTCCCTGATCAGGTTGAGTCGCTTGATGAGCGTTCGCGCCTTGTCCGGATCGAGGGTCAGGCCTTCCTCGTTCGTGTTGGCGATGACCAACTCGGTCATCAACTCGAACTCGCTGCTGATCGGCGATGTTCGGGAAAGAGCAGCACCCATCTCACATGCCCTCCACGTCGCGGTTCGACCATGCGGCGCGGATCATCGCTGCGTTCAGCTGCTGCCCAGCGCCCTTGGCCGTCATTGAGGCGAGTTTGAGGGTCTTGTCGATCTGGCCGAGCGCTCCATCCTTCATGCCGATGCCGGTCAGCACTTTCCGGGTCTCGGGATCGGTGATCGCCCATGCGTCGAGAAGCGCGTTGATGTCCCCGGCGCGTGGCTTGGCCAAACGGACCCGCTTGCCGATCCGTCGCCGGATCTGGGCATAGGATGGGCCGTCCGTGGTGCGGGCGAAGCGCGAGTAGATTTCCTCATTGCCGACCAAGGCAACACCACAGGAATAGATGTCGACAAAGTGCCTGAGTTGATCGACCGCGCTGTCAATCAGGTTCTGCGCCTCGTCCACAATCAAGAGTGATCCACCTCCATTGTTGAGGAGCCGCTTTCCTACGGCGCGAATCAGCTTGGCGGGATTGTGTTGGGTGATGTTGAGCGCGGTCGCCAGTTCAACCAGCATCCCGTGCACCGTCTTGGTGTGCGGGCTCATGGTGACCATGAACACGTTCGGCCGGCTGACAGCAAATTGTTTGCAAGCGCATGTCTTGCCGGTCCCGGCCGCTGCCGTGATCGTCACCAGATCCGGCATCATCTGGGCAAACACCAGCGTCTGGGTGATCTCGTGAGCGGTCCGGGTGTGGATGAAGCCGGGGCTGACCGGGACGGTTGCCGCCATCCCGGCCATTTCCTCGACCGAAGCCAGCCAGCGTTCGACTTTTTCGTTCTGGTTATCGAGCCGTCCGTCATATTTGCCGGAAAACCAGCCGTGGAAGGTGCCTTCGGCCATGCCGATGCGGCTTGCTACCTCAGATTTGTTCCAACCGTTCAGGTCACCGATCCGCGCCACCTGAGGAACAAGAACGCTCCAGAGTTTGAGATCGGCTTCCGACCGGCCTGGCCTGTTGCCCGAGATATCGGGCTGCGCCACTGGCAACGACCATCCGTTAGTGCTTGTGCTTGTCGTGTCATTCATCTAATTTGTCCTCGCTATTAACTGCGGGCGGGGTTTTCCCCGCCTATTTTTTTGGGCCGCACACGACACTCATCGGCCCGGTTTTTCCCCGTTGGCGGGGAATTCGATGACGTTCTTCTCAAGCATCCGCATGGCGCGAGAAAACGCTTCTTCTGACTGCTCATCCCAATCGGCCTTGGCTTCCGGTCCTGCCCGGAGGCCGCCATTGGCGATGCGCTTGAATTTCGGGGGCTCCGGCTTTGGTTCCGGTGCGGTTTTCTCCCAGCCATAGATCTCGGCGAGCGCGTCAGGGGACAGCTCCGCGTGCAGCCGGACGCTTTCGCGGATGGTCTTTGTGAGTTGGTTGCGCTTTGCGGCGTGATCGCGGGCCGCTGCCGTATCAAAGAACCCGGTTTCAGCGATACAATCCGCCACGCAGATCAGATTATCGTTGGCGTCATAAACTCGGATCGGCTGCGTCAGATGGTCTGGATCAAAACGGACAGTGACGCTGCTTCCAGCATGGGCATTGAGTGCCGCGTTCCAGTAGCGATTTCCGAAGATATGGATCTCGCCTGAACCCTTCTTGGCCCTGATCCGTTCGCCAGCCAAAAGCCATAGCGCGCGTTGGTTCTCGGTCGGCCAGCGAACGAGAGTTGATGGATTTTCCATCGACTGCGAAAAGGTCTCGTCGAAAGAACGTCCGTTTGCATTTCCGCCCATGCGACCAGGTCGCGCGTTGTGCTCGGCAATCATGCGATCGACATGGACCGAAAACTCGGCAAAGGGGATTGCTCTTGAAGCGTAGTTCTCTGGCTTGGCGTCCGGCGTGTTGCCTGTGTATGCGCCGGCACAGAATGGGTGCTTGGCAATGTTTTCCGCCAGATCCCGAAAGGCGCGCTCGATCGGCTTGGACTGTCCGGAATACGGTGTTGCCCAAATGATCTCGACGCCAAGGGTGGTTAGCAGGCCCTGCGGGTCCTCGTCACGAACCTTGAAGCGATAGCGGTTTGGCGCGCCGCCGGTGATCCATTTCGATGCGAAAGCCCGACCGTTATCGAGCAGGATCTTGTCCGGAATACCGTGCCGAGTAACCATGTCCCCGATGACCAGTCGGACGGTGTCCTTGTTCTCCGAAGGTGATAGACGCCAGGCAACCATCTTTCCGGAGTAGAGGTCCTGAAGCGCCAGCAGCATGACGCGGGTAGGGGCGATCTGTCCGGGTAGCTTGACGAACACATCGAACTTGTGGCCGTCCATGTTGACGGCCTCCATTGCGTGAAGCATGGAACGGTCACGGCGCTGAGCAGGGTAAAGGTTCTTGACCTCATCACGCTTCTGCCGGGCCGCGGTTTGGACAGCCTTTGGCACTTCCGCCTCAAGGCGGCGACGCAGGGCGCGCTCGGCCGGAATGGGCGACCAGCCTTGCTCGCCTGCTGCTTGTCTCATTCGTCGATAGCAGGCCGAAAATGCCGGACGCTCGGGTCGCAGGAAGTCGCTCTTGAGCGCCGCCCAGGCTCTTGGGTCGCACTTGGAAAAGGATGAGGTGGATTGGTACTGGTCAACGAGAGCGGCAAGCCAGTCCTGCCGCTCGTGACCGGCAATCCGGCCTCGCCAATCGCGGATGGCTCTGGGGCTCACCTCATGGATTTGAGCAGCCATTGTGATTGCGGCGGTTTCGCTCAATCCGCCAGCAATAAGCGATGCAACTTTGGCGACCGCATGCAGACGGGTTTCGCAGGCGGCTTTTCGGCTTTTTGAGAGCCTCTCATAATCCGCCCACAGCTTGGTACGTGCCTCGTGCTCTAGATTCGAGTTCGTGTTGGCGGGCGCTCCATGCACCATCATCAGCCGCGCTTGCACAGCAGGGGGCAAGAGAGTGACATGGTACTCCCAGCCTCCGCCACCTTCACTTCCGGTTGCACGGCGCGCCTTGCCGTCCTGCAGCCGCCATCCATGCTTCTTTGCATTCTTGTTGACCGCGCGCTCGGAAACTCCCGATGCTGATGCTATGTCTCGGACAGTCACCCACTCCTTCATGATTGTTGCCTCCAGCCCTTGGGCTCGACAGGCCGCGCGCGCAATTTTCTCAGTTTCGCATCGATCTGACGCTTCTCCTGGTGCAGAAGCGCGATCTCGGCGAGCTTGGCTTCTGAGCCTTCAAGCACCGTCATTCCTGCTTTCGAGACCACGAGGTCGAACAGCCATTTGGCTCCCGTCGCATGGACGAAGGCAGAAAACCTCAAGAGGCTGATGTCATGGCTGTCCTTGCTCTCGGCCGTGTAGGCATCGAGCGTCGTCTTCGACAGGTTAGGCAGGCCAAGATATTGTGCCATGCGCAGGGCGATCGTCTGCCGGTCATAGCCACTTTCGCGGATGGCTTTGGACATGGCGCGCTTGATCTCTGAGCGGAACCGTTCGAGATCGACCGATCCGACCTCGATCCGTTCGGGATAGACACGGGCCTCGAACAGGCCCAGCTGATCAGGGTGCGACTTGCTCATGACGCACCGCCTTTCGGCTCCGCCATCAGCTTGGCATGAACCATGAATTTCTTGCGGGTCGTTGGCTTGGCGCGCTCCCAGCTGTCGATCAGCCGCGAGAGGATCTGCATCTCGGGATCGGGCTTTTTGGCAGGGGGCTCCAGTAGGTCGATCGCCGCCTTGAAATCGCCATTGCTCTCGCGAAGGGCGATGTGGGCCTTGGCCCGCTTCGATGGCTCAAGCTTGGCCAGCTTCAGAAGCTGGCTCTGGTTGTCGGCCAACGGTGTGCCGCTGATCTGCTGGCGCAATTCGCGCGGCAGGTTTTGGGCGATCCTATTCAGGTACTTTATCGCAGTGACCGAGACGCACAGCCGATCAGCACAGGCCTTTGAGAAGCCGTTTGCCGCTTCCTGTGCTATGAGATCAACCGGCGAGTTAGAGAACTGGTCAATGTTTGACCGGTTTTTCGGACGCCCGCCATTTGGGTTGATTTCTCCCCGCGTTTTCTCCCAGACATCGCGATAGGTTTGCACGAAGACGGCACGGTCCATGACAGAGAGATCGTTGCGAAACAGGTTTTCCTCGATCTCGATCAATACGGCCTCATCGGCGCTGGCCTTGACCACGATCGCATCGATTTCTTCTTCATCTAGAAGCTCGATGGCGCGGAACCGGTGAGCGCCTGCAACGAGGCAATAGCCTTGCTCGCCATTTGGTGTCTGGCGCACAGTAACCGGGTTCAGCAAACCGTGCTCGACAATCGATGCCTGGATGGCCAGTGCATGATCTTCATCGACACTGCGAAGCCGGTCCGGCACGAGGATGTCAGCGAGGGGAATGGGCTTGGAGATCGCCATCACGCGGCCTCCCGGAGCTTGTCTTCGAACATGGAAGCAGCGCGTTCGGCGATAGTGGCGTATTCGGCCTCGAATTCCGGCTCTTCAAGCCTGCAATCGATCACCTCGATTGCCCGGTTGATCGAGATTCGATGCCGGCCAACCAGCTTGCCTGCGCGCTTTTTGGCCAGCCCAAATCGGGCGATCATCACATGCATGACAATCTGGCGGGCGAGGGTGGCATCGAACTGCCCGCGTGGCGGATCGATGATGTTTGCGACAGGAATGTGCGGGAAAGCGTGTTTGACCGAAGCCACGCACACCCGGAAGGTAAGATCGTAGAGTTCGTCTTCGCTAAAGGGGTTCATGATGTCGCTCCTACAGAGACAAAAGGGCGAAGCCCGCGAGCGCCAATCCGGTGACCAGACTTCCGGGGATCAGAACAATGGGCACAGGTATTGGTCTGTTTGCGTCAAGGTTCGGTAGAAAAGGATTTCGGTCCATGTCTAAGCCGCCCGTTCGTTTCGGCGTTGCACAAGCGTGGGAACCCGTGTCCAATTCTGGGGTGATCGTCGCTGACCGGATGGCCTGTAACGGCTACGCCACAGAAGATGTGGCATTGTTCCGAGAGCAGCGGCGATCGCACGCTCACCTTTGGCATTGGGCTCGCGCATGGTGTTGCGGGCAGTGCCATTGGAAAGACCGTAGGTGCGATCAATGTCAGCGAGCGTAATGCCGGCCATGAGCAGTCGGGCTTTGATGCGAGATTGCTCTTTGACGAGCGGATCGACTCTGTCCTTGGTCGCGGGCATAGTGTGCTCCGGATTCTTGAGAAGGAGGTGGGAAGACCTCCTTTTCTCGGTGATGAAATTCTGCGAACGAGGGGAGTATATACACAATTCCGGAAATGTAAATTAATAAATCCGATTTTGTGTTTTTTGATATGGCTAGACCTACTAAATCAGCGCCTGGATTGGGTACGCGCCTTGTTGAATTGCGGGGAGATGCTACCCGCGAGGAGTTCGCGTCAGCACTTGGCGTCCACGCAAACACCATCGGGAATTATGAGCGCGGCGATCGCCAGCCAGACACTGAATTTCTTGGATTGCTTCGGGGGCGGCTTGGAGCCGACATCAATTGGCTGATCACCGGCGAAGGGAAGGGCGATGCGAAGCCCGCTTCCCGCCGCGAAACCTCAAACCAGGTGGCAATCCCGCGCTATGCTATCCATGCGTCAGCGGGTGGCGGCGCTGTGGTTCTGTCTGAGGAAGTGGAGGATTATTTTACGGTATCGCCAGACTGGCTCGGACGGTATCTGCCAAAAGGGGCCAGGGCAGGGATCATCGAAGCCCGTGGCGATTCCATGGAGCCGACCATCGCTGATGGCGACATCCTGATCCTAAATTTCTCGATCGACAGCTCAGCGGTCAACGATGGCGGGGTCTTCGTCATCTCAGTCGATGGCGTTCTCCTGGTCAAGCGCCTCCAGGTTACTGTCGACGGGCATGTCCTGATCCGGTCGGATAATGACCTTTATGAGCAGGAAAAAGTCACCCGTGAGTTTGCTGACGAGCGCATTACCGTCCATGCCAAGGTGGTCTGGTCCGGCGGCCCAATCCGGAGGCGGTAGCTCATTTTGACGGCCGGGATCTCGGTGATGGCAATTGTCTCGGCCGGATTGCCCTCCGGGAAACCCTTGCTGGGGTTCTTCATTACTGCGGCCCTGCTCAACGGCACTGAAGTTTGGCTTTTGTTCAGCGCCATTGTTTGGCCAATAGAACCACAGAGCCAGCGAGTCATCTTGTGAGCCGAACCAGGAACCGAACCAGCAAGTACAATGAGCCAATAACCAAGGCGCTGGCCGACAAAAAGCCGCCGCTTGCCGCAACGTTCATCATCTTCCTGGAATCCTCAAAAGCCTGACGCTCCAGTGCTTCCAAGTTCGCATTGCAGCCGAAAATGTCCTTGTTCGATTTCAAAGTTTTAGCCGGGGATAGGGTGATCGGTATCCCTTTTTGTTTTATTTCGGCGTCGGCCTGGGTCAGATAGAATGGGCCAGACAGATCGACTATTGCCTTTCTATCGCCGGCAGCCTTTTCGCGCATTTGCACTTCATCGCAGTATTCGGTTCTTGCATTTGGTTGATCTGATTTCTTGATACAAGCGAACAGAGGCCATTCTATTTTTCCATTCCTGTCAGTCGGCAGGTAGTGAACTGATAGATATTTTCGAGAAAAATCAAACCCCAAGTTTATCTTTGGACCAAGGTATCTTTTCCAGCTCTTCAGTGAAAACAATTCGTACGGGGCTTCTATTTTTATTGCGCCCAAATATCCATTGGGATGAACTTTGTAGCCTATTTTTGTGCTGCTCAAGAAATCGTTTTCACAAAGAAATAAATTGTTGCTTTTGAAATATTCTTTCCATTTATTGAGGCTATCCTTCGAACGTTCAGATAGGATGCGCTCATACTCTTCAATTGCTCGGATTTGCTCCTGAAGCAATAATTTCTCGCGTTTCTCCTTGTCTTGTTTGCGTTTTTCAGCGTCCTTTTTATCGCGCTGTTCTTTTTTCTCTTTCGCTCGCTCCAAGGCATTTCGCATCGCATCCGGAACTGTAACACTTGAAAAGTCCGCATCTATGCTGAGGTCGACATCATTGTCGCCACCTTCCACGCCCACAGAAACACGTGCAAGCGTCCATCCATCGATGCAGTCGGAATCGCTTCGGCTGCCGCTGCGATATTCGAAGCTCTTGTCTTCTATCGGCACGCAGACGTGGACCCGACGATATCCGTCGGGCCATCGGATCGACACTCTCACTGGAACCATTATGCCTTCGCGCTTAACGGCTACAACGAGATAATGGTTCGTTGGTCGAGAGAAGATTTTGCAGCTTCTTAACAGCCCTCGCACCGGAAGTTTGTGCCAGCCCTCTGTTCGAGAGTTGGCAAATAAAAGGCTGGGTGAGTGATGTCGGACCGAGATGTAGACCGGTTCGTTGCTCGCGTTGCAAAACCAGGTCGTCGCGGCCTGGGCGGATGCTGCAAATCCAAGTTGGGACGCAAGCGCGATCGCGCCAAAGGTCAGGCGTCTGTCCAGCATGGCGCGTACTCCCAAGCCTGAATTCTGCGTCAGGTTTTGCTAGACGATTATCCAGTCCCCTTCGACACTGCGCGCCAAGTTGTCAAGGTATCCGGTCGAGGCCACGTTTTCAGGTGAAGTCGAGAAAAGCGCCAGGACCTGTTCAGGTGTGAAGGCCCCATTGTCGAGACCATTGACCCAATAGTCTTTGCCGGCCTGTTCTGCTTCTCTATCCAGGATGTTGCGGTAGAGGTTGCCGACAAATGCGTCGTTTCCAACCGTTTCCGGTGCGCCGAATTTTCGAATGAACTCACGAGAGTTTATGAAGAATGCGGATATGTTCAGGGTAGAGGTCCCGTTCTCAAACTTGTCCACCCAATAATTCAGCCCCGCCCGGTCTGCCTGTCTGTCTAGTGCAGCTTCGTAGATTCGAGCGATGTCGAGGACATACTGTGGATCAGCGGTTGCGGAATCAGAAAACACGACATCGAGATCGAGTGTATCTCCTCTCGCAAATCTTACCGCATCAACGTTTACATAGATATTGCTCTCATCAAACCAGATGTTGTTGTCTTTAACGTTGAGCGAACTCGAGGCATTTTTTGTGATTGTGCTGATTGGCTTTACGAGATTGGAAAACGTGAATACGTAGCCGTTGAACCCGGTCTGATCATTAACGTTTCCATAACCAAACAGAGTTGATGTGTCATCGACGACAAGCTGAAATGTGTTTTCTGTTACATCAACGTCGACATTGACCACCTGTCCCCAGTCACCAGCAATGTCCAGCTTAGCAAGATCCTGAAACTCTATTTTGTCATTTTCTACGATAGCTGTCGTAGGGTAGGACCCAGGCGTCTTAAGGTCCGGAAAAAATACTTGAAGTTTCATTTCAGTATTTAGAAAGCTCATCGTCTATGTTACTCCGATATACCATGCAATTCTGATAACGGTTAGTCGTGCCTTGTTTTTGAGTCAACCCTTGCCCTGAGTCTGGCTGAAATGGTTCTCGAAGAAGGCTATCTCTACTGGCTTAGCCGGATTAGGTCTCAAGAGAATGGCGCGCACTACCGAGCTTAAATGCTTTGTATCAGGTTCTGCTAGACGATTATCCAGTCCCCTTCGACACTGCGCGCCAGGTTGTCAAGGTATCCGGTTGAGGCCACGTTTTCAGGTGAAGTCGAGAAGAGAGCCAGGACCTGTTCGGGTGTGAATGCTCCATTGTCTAGACCATTGACCCAATAATCTTTGCCAGCCTGCTCTGCTTCTCTATCCAAGATGTTGCGGTAGAGGTTACCAACAAAAGCATCGTTTCCGACCGTTTCCGGTGCGCCAAATTTTCGAATAAACTCACGAGAATTAATGAAGAAAGCGGATATGTTCAGGGTAGAGGTTCCGTTCTCAAACTGATCTATCCAATAATTTAGCCCAGCCCGATCTGCCTGTCTGTCTAGTGCGGCCTCGTAGATTCGAGCGATATCGAGAACATACTGTGGTTCCTGAGTTGGAGATTCTAAAAATACAACATCCAACTCCAATGTATCCCCAATCTTAAAATAAACTGCATCTACATTAATATAGATATTGTCTTCATCAAACCAAATGTTGTTATCTTTAACCTTGAGGGTGCTTGAGCTGTTTTTGCTTATCGAGCCAATTTGTTTTGGTAGCTCGGAGAAGGTAAAAACGTAACCGTTAAATCCGGTTTCGTTGTTAACATTTGCATATCCGCTGTACCTATCATCATCAACAGTAAATTTGAATTTGTCATTACTTACATCAATGTCCACATTAACGACTGCCGATCCATCAGATATAATGTCCAATTGTGCGATATCTTGAAATTCAACAACATCTTCCTCTACTATTTTTGTAGATTTTTCGGAAATTGGCCTATCAAGATTTGGATTAAATACTTCCAAAGTCATTTTTGTATTTAAAAAACTCATTGTATATTGTCTCTCGGTGATTTACGTTTGATATGGTATTGATATTGTCGCGAAATAATGGAGTCAACCCGCGGATCGCTCACAACCACGCAAAGCGCTCTCAAGGTAGATTTGGGCGGACTGCAATTCCGCAAACGCTATGCAGCCCTACCGCTTCATTTCTCGTTTGGCATCAGAGTAACTGGCCGAATTCGCAGCTGCTATCGTGCGCTGTCGAACTGCTTCTTATCTGCAATCATGGAAGCTGGCTTGTGTTCGCCGAATTGTTGTTCTAGAATTGCTCAATGTCAATTTATATTTACAATATCAATGCTTTGGTGCGCTTATGAAAAGAGTCATTTCTATTGTCGTCGCTCTGGTTGCCACCGCTGGACAAGCGAGTGCAGCGGTAGAATGTAACGAGCACGGTGCTGTCTTTTCCCTGGACGATGGGACCGTCTTGTATTTGGGAAAGAATTGCGACGCAGCACGAGAAGGCGGTGGTACGGGGACCTGGTGGAATGCCGCTTCATTTCTAGGTGCTAGGATTGATGGGGAAGTGTACATGATTACAGAAGAAACAGATTGCCTGCCATTTTGCAGTATTTGATTAGGTTAGTTTGGTGATGAGCAGGAACATGGTCATTGGGTACACGGTAGCCATTGGATGCCCATTCGCGAACGCTAGCCATTTGGAAAAGTCATCCGCTATCGACACTCGAAGACAAGGTGTCTGGCTGAGGTCGAGTTTCATATGAGATCGCAAGGATCGCCACCAGTTGATCGCATAAGATGGAGATATGGAACCTGCTGGTCGGACCGCTGAACGGACTTTGAAGGAGGCCCCAGTAGCCACTCTTGGCGCGGCGGTTCCAACCATCATCCATTGTAAATCGGTCTAGCTATTCGCGTGCGAGGAATGTGCAAGCCGTTGATATTGCGTGTCCATGGTGACTTTTATGGCAATCGCTCGCCCGTGGTTGGCCCGAGGTTCCGACGATGTTTCGGATTTCTGGGCGGATTTGCTGGGCGAATTGGTATTCTTCAGTTGGTCAGCCAAAGCTGTTTTTCATTGTAACTCAATCTATTAAAGCTTCGCGATTGTTCTTGAGCCTCTTTTGAGGCCTCTTTGAGGAATGTCCGGTTACACCGCAGAATAGCTTTTCCTTGAGGGATATTGGCAAGATCGTGCGACAAATTCCTCGAGGCCAAATCAATGAGAATTCACCCGATGCCTCTGTATTTGCGGCGTTTTTCGGGAATTCTCACCTATTATCACCTAATCCCGGTCTATTGCAGCACCTTGTGACAAACTACAGGCGGGGAGCGGCAGGCTCCCGCTGAGGGCTGTAATCGCAATTCTGCGCCAATTGCGGGTCATGGTAAAGGTGCAAGATTGAGGCATCGGAATGACGGGATGGGAATAACACTGAAGAATCGATTGTGGCTGCTCATCATTGGAAGCGCGTGTGCCATACTTTCTGTTTCACAGAATGTCGCTGCCGAAGTCGCGTGGCGATCGGTCAGAGGTATCCCATTCGAAGTTCGAAGCGGTATCGAGGTAGCTCGTCATACAGAAGGGAAGCGTCCAGCATGGTTGTATCTGCTGTGTTCAGCAAATGGCAATCTGCATATCGTGCTGTCGACCCGGTTACCTTCGCCACGATGGACCGTTCGCAAGGGGCGCGATGATCATGTCTCGCTCT